CGTCGCGAATTTATGCGCGTGGGCAACGTCCTCCCCTGGCGCCGGCCAATCGAGGCCTCCGCCGCGCCGGCGCCGCGCCGGCTCGCGGTGCTCCCGCGCTCGGCGTCCGGGACTGTCCTCGAGGTCTCCGAGCTCGCCGGGCTCGGCGAGGGAGTGTCGCGCGCGGCCGCGCTCACGATCCCGACCGTGGCGGCCTGCCGAAACCTCGTCATCGGCTCGGCCACCCAGATGGGCGTCTACCGCTACCGCGGCTCCGAGCGGCTCGAGCCCGGGACGCTGATCGTCCGGCCCGACCCGTCGACGACCTGGCCGGCGACGCTCGCCGGCACGATCGACGACCTCATGTTTTACGGCCGCGCCTACTGGCGCGTCCTCGATCGCGACGCCGAGGGCTATCCGACCCGGGCGCGCTGGACGCCGGTCGCCGACGTCACACCGGACGTCGCCTCGAGCGGCGGGTCGTACTCGACGCTCCGCGGCTACCGCGTCGCCGGCGAGCGCGAGCTCGTCGCGGTCGCCGACGTGCTCCGCTTCGACTCGCCGCTCCCGGGCGTCCTCTCGACCGGCGGCCGAACGCTCGCCTCCGCGCTCGAGCTCGAGCAGGCCGCCCGCCGGCTCGCGGCCGTCGAGCTCCCCGCCGGCGTCCTCGACAACCAGGGAACCGAGCTCTCCGACGACGAGGCGACCGAGCTCGTCGAGCGTTTCCAGACGATGCGGCAGACGCACGGGATCGCCTTCACGCAGGGCGTCACCTACTCGCGCGAGAACCTCTCGCCGGCCGACCTCCAGCTGATCGAGGCCCGCGCGAACGTCGCGACCGACTGTGCCAGGCTGTTCAACGTCCCGGTTGCGATGGTCGGCGCGAGCCCGTCCGGCACCGCCTCGGCGCTGCTCTACTCGAACCTCTCGCAACAACTCGCGATCCTGGTCTCGAGCGCGGTCGCGCCCTACCTCGTCACCGTCGAGACCACCCTCTCCGAGCTCGCCTACCCGCGCGGCCAGTCGGTCGCGTTCGACGTCCAGGCCTTCCTCCGCTCCGACCCGCAGGCGGCCGCGGACTACGCGATCGCGCTCTGGACGTCCGAGCTCACGACCCGCGACGAGGCCCGCTCATTCCTCGGCCTGCCCGCCTACCCAGACGCCGCTCCCCCTGACCTCTCCGAAAGGTTGTAACCGATGCCTCCCGAGCTCGAATTCACGATGGACGTCCAGGCCGCCGACGCCGAGCGGCGGACGATCGAGGGCACGATCGTTCCCTACCGCGAGCCGGCCCGCATCGCCGGCGTCGCCTACTCGTTCGAGCCCGGCTCGATCGTCCAGGCGCGCGCCCGTACGCCGCTCCTGATCGACCACGACCGCGGCCGCCCGATCGGCGTCCTCGCCGAGCTCGTCGACGAGCCCGGGCGCGCGTTCGCCCGCTTCCGCGTCGACCGCACCGTCGCCGGCGACGAGGCGCTGACGCAGGCCGCCTCCGGCTCGCGCGGCTCGTTCTCGATCGGCGCCGAGCTCGTCGAGGCCTCTGAGCCCGACGCCGCCGGCGTCGTCCATGTCCGCGCGGCCTCTGTCCGCGAGGTCTCGCTCCTGACGCTCGGCGCGTTCCCGTCCGCGAGCGTCGAGCGCGTCACCGCCGCGGACACACCGCCCGACGACCCGCCCGACGACCCGCCGCCCGACGACGACCCGCCGCCGGCGCCCAACCCTGACCAGGAGGAAATCCCAATGGACACCGACACCGTCACCGCGGCGGCCGACCCGCCCGTCCTGCTCACCGCGCGAGCTCGAGCTCCGCGCGAGCTCACCGCGACCGAGTACATCCAGGCGATGCTCCAGGCCCGCCAGGGCGACCGCGCCGCGATCGAGCTCCTGGCCGCGCTGACCGAGACTGTCTCGACCGACATTCCCGGCCTGCTCCCGCCGACCTACGAGACAACCGTCATCGGCCCGTCGCCGGTCGACCGGACGCTCTACGACGTGTTCCGCGGTAAGCCGATCCCGTCGGTCGGCCTCACAATCCAGAAACCGGCGTGGACGACGTTCCCGAACGGCGCCTGGGCGGCGAGCGTCGACGCCGACATCACGACCAGCGCGGCCGTCATCGGCCTCACCGCCGCGACGATCGAGCGCTGGGACTGGGGCACCGCGCTTCCCTACACCGTCGTCAAGCGCTCGAGCCCGGACGCGATCGACACGATCTACGCCGGCGCCGTCGAGAACTTCTACATCGACGTCGAAATAAAGATTGCGACCCTGCTCGACACGACGGCCGGCACGCCGAACGCCGCGGTCAAGCTCGGCGCCGCCATTGGCGCCTTCTACACCCGCTGCGGCCGAGCTCCCGAGGTTATCCTCGTCGCGCCCGACGTCTGGGGGCTGCTCGCCGACGCCGGCGCGCTCGCCGCTCCGAACGCCGCCGGCGGCGTCGCGACCGGCGACGGGCTGCGCTCGTCGTTCGCCGGGATTCCGGCCGTCGCATCGGCGGCGCTCGCGGCCGGGACAAAGTACCTCGCGACCCGCCGCGCGCTCGACGTCCGCATCACCGAGCCCGTCCAGCTGACGGCGAACGCGATCGGCGCGCTGAACGTCGAGCTCGGCGTCGTCGGCGAAGGGCTGTTCGACGCCGACGTTCCGCTCGAAGTGATGGAGCTCACCGCCGGCGCGCCCGTCGAGCTCCTGGCCGCCGCGCCGAGGGCCAAATGAGCGTCGACACCGCGATCGGGCTCGCGATCGCGCTCGGCATCTGGGCGGCCGTCCTGTTCGGGATCGACCTCGCGTGACCGACTGGATCACACCCGAGGAAGTCGCGGCCTACCTCGACCTCCCGGGTGCGCCCGACGACAACCTCGTCGCCTCGACGGCCGCCGCGAAAGCGGCCGTCGAGCGGCGCCGGTCTGACCTCGGCCTGACCGAGCCGGACGCGACCGCGCCCGGCGACGTCCGGCTCGGCACAATGGTCTGGGCGGCGCTGCTCTATCAGACGCGGAGCTCGCCGTCCGGGTTCGTCGGCTACGGCGACGAAACCCAAATCTACGATGCGCTCGGCGCCCGGCGCGCCGAGGTCATGCGTCTGATCGGCTGGCGCCGCCCGGTGGTCGCGTGACAGACGACCTCGCCTCCCTCGCGCTCGCGACGACGCCGGCCTCGCGCGCCCGCGTCGCGATCGCGACGCTGCTCGAGGACGCCGGGATCGCCGCCTCGCTCGACGCCGGCGCGTTCTACCCTCAGCCGATCGGCGTCATCGTCGGCCTGCCGCGGCTCGTCGCCCGCACGCTCGCCGCGCGCTCGTTCGTCGTCCCGGTGCTCGTCGTGTCGGGCGATGCGGTCAACATCCCGATCGTCGTCGACCGGCTCTACGCGCTCGCCGACGACGTCGCGACCGCGACCAGGACGGCGAGCTACCGACCCTCGTCCTGGCGCGGCTCCCCGAACGCCGAGCCGCTCCCGGCCGTCGAGCTCGACGTCACCGTCACCGTCACCGAAACGGAGGTCTAACTGTGTCCGCAAGCGCTTACACCGATTCGCGTCTCGGCGTCGGGACGCTCAAACTCGGCACGACCGATTACGGCGCCCAGATCGCGAACGTCGTCCTCACCCCGACCGTCGACTCGACCGACGGGACACCGACGCTCGCCGTCCCCGAGCCGCTCCCCGAGGAACGAGAGTCCTGGGCGCTCGAGGGCTCCGCCATTCAGGATTTCGGCCTCGACACCGGGTTTGTCAATTACTGTTTTGACAACGCCGGGAGCGTCGTCCCGTTCGAGCTCTGCCCGGTCACCGTCGACGGGACGATCTGGTCGGGGATGTGCCGCGTCTGGTCTATCCCGATCGGCGGCGACGCCGGCGTCCAGATCACCGCCGACTTCTCGTTCGCCGTCGAGGGTAAGCCGACCCGCACGCCGGGCGTCGTCGGCGCGGCCGCCGGGGCGAAGAAGTGACCGCCGGCGCCGAGGCGCCGTCGCCGGCGGCCTCCAGCCTCGTCGGCTTCAAGGGCACGGTGACCTACAAGAACGGCCGGCCGGCCGAGCCGTTCGAGGGCGGCCCGGCGCTCTACGCGGCCTGGGAGCTCTACGCGCTCCGAAACGGCTACGAGCTCCGCGGCGACCGGATGCCCGGCTACTTGATGGCGATGGTCGTCGCCTTCGAGGCGCTCGGCCACACCGAAGGGTTCGAGACCTGGCGCCGCGACGTCTACGGCGTCGAGCTCGAGGCCGTTCCCGTCCCTCCTACCCCGCCGGCTCTGTCGGCCGCCTGATCGCCTCGCTCGCCGTCACCCTGCGCTGCTCGCCGGCGACGCTGCTCGAGCTCCCGCCGCCGATGCTCGCGACGGTCGTCGAGCTCCTGACCCGCGGGTCGCGCCGGTGACGCCGACCGTCGAGGTCGACGGGCTCGTCGAGACCCTGCGCGCCTTCCAGGGGCTCGAGGCCGACCTCCGCCGCGAGGCGAACGCCGAGCTCCGCGCCGCCGGCCGTGAGGCCGCGCTCGCCTTCGCCGACCAGCTGCGCGGCGCCGCGGCCCGCTCCGGCGTCCCGGTCGCGGCCCGCGTCGCCGGCTCGATCACCGTCAAGTCAGACCGGCTCCCGACCGTCCGTATCGGCGGCCCGAAACGGGTCGGCCGCCGCGGAGCTCCGGCCGCCGCGCTCGTCTGGGGCTCCGAGCATGGCCCGGCCGGCGACGTCAATCACTTCGGCGTCCCGTCCTCCGCCGGCGGCTACTGGATCACGCCGACCTCTCGCCGCTTCGCCTCGACCGACGCGCTGACCATCTACCGCCGCGCCGTCTACGACACGATGCGCCGCTACCGGCTCGCGTGATGGCAGGCGGCCCGGGAAACATCCTGATTACGGTCGGCGCCGACACCGCCGCCGCGATCCGCGGGCTCGGCAATGTGAATAAGGCGCTCGGCGAGTCTATGACGACCGGCGAGAAAATGTCCGCCGGCCTCCGCAAGGCGGCCGTCCCGGCCGCGGCCGCGCTCGCCGCGATCGGCTACGCCGGCCTCGGCGCCGCCAAGGCGGCGATGGAGGACGCCAAGAGTGTCGACCATCTGGCCGGCGTCCTGACCCGCGTCACCGGCGCCGGCGCCGGCGCGATCGCCGGCATGGAGGACTGGATATCCAAGACTGCGCTTGCGACCGGCGTCACCGACGACCAGCTGCGGCCGGCGATCGAGAAACTCGCGACCGCGACCCATAGCGTCACGAAGGCGCAGGAGCTCGCGAACGTCGCGCTTGACATCGCCGCCGCGACCGGCAAGGACGTCGACACGGTCTCGGTCGCGCTCGCGAAGGGTTACCAGGGTCAGACCGCGGCGATGGCGAAGCTCGTCCCGGGACTCTCCGAGGGCGCCCGCAAGTCGAAGGACTTCGAGGTCATTCTCGCCGAGCTCGCGAAAACGACCGGCGGCGCCTCCGCGCAGGCCGCCGAGACCGCGGCCGGCAAGATGGCCCGCTTTTCGGTCGCGACTGGCGAGCTCCAGGAGTCGATCGGCTACGCGCTCCTGCCCGCGATCGAGGCCGTGATCCCGGTGATGCTCACGATGGCGAAGTTCGCCGAGGAAAACGTCGCCGTGATCAAGATTCTTGTTGGCGTCGTCGCCGGCCTGGCCGCCGGCATCCTCGCCGCGAACGTCGCGCTCAAGGCCTACGAGGCCGTCCAGATTCTCGTCAAGGCCGCGACGGTCGCCTGGACGGCTGTCCAGTGGCTCCTGAACGCCGCGCTCACCGCCAACCCGATCGGGATTGTCACGCTCGCGATAGCCGCGCTCGCCGCCGGCATCGTCATCGCCTACAACAAATCGGAGACCTTCCGCGACATCGTCCAGACCGCGCTCGGCGCCGTCCGCGTCGCGGTCGACAAGCTCGTCGACGTGTTCGGCGACCTCCACAAAGCCGCCGCGGCCGCGTTCAACTGGATCGTCGACCATTGGAAGGTCGCGCTGTTTGCGTTCGGCCCGATCGGGCTCGCGATCGGCGTCATCGTCCGCTACTGGGACGAGCTCACGGCCGCGGCGCGCACCGCGGCCGGCGCGATCCAGTCCTCACTCAAAGC